ACCTGTTTTGAACGTACCTGTAGTTGTTGATGCAGTTGTAGACCAAAATATTTTTGAATCGGTAGCTATAACAGTAGGGACTCTTTCATATCCCGAACCACCACTGAACATCAAGACATTTACAATTTCATTGGATTCACTTGCAACCCCCAAATCAGTAAATGTTTGAGTTTCTAATTGTTGTTGTCCTCCTGTATATGCATCCCCACGCTCAGTACCCTCCTCAAATAGAATATGGTCAACTGAAGTCATTACATATTCTGATGGCACTGTAATGGTTACACCAGTTGTAGTTGCAGTTGCATTGGCAGCTAATTGTATAGTTCCATTATTACTTGACCCTGCGGTTACTATTTTTCTTATAGTTGTCGCAGGAATACCTGGGCCCTGAACTGCTTGACCTGTCTCTTCTTCCAAATGAAGAAGTGTTCTTGTTTTGGATGCAGCACCACCAGAACTAGCCGTTGCAGATATAGTAATGGTTCCATTGTGGTCATTACCAACTACATCGATTGAGGATATCGTAGTATTTGCAGGAATACCTGTTCCCTCAATAGTTGCACCGACTACAAGTTGTGTCGTTGTTATTTCAGTAATTGTAGTGGAACCTGTAGTGACTCTTCCAGTTAGGTCAAACTGTCTAGCTGCATAGAGTGTACTTGTGGTTATGTTTGTTACTGTATCTGACCCATCTGTAATATTACCAGTAACAGTATGGTCTGTAGTATCTCCAGACTCAGGAGAAACTGCACCCCCTACGTTTACAATCTTTGCAGAAGCTCCGACTCCTTCTGTATTGGTATTATCAAAGAATAAATCTTGTCCAACTTCATATCCTGTGCCTGGATTGTCAATAGCAATTTCCTGAACAGAACCAGAACCAACATCAACAATAGATATTGTAGCATTATTTCCAACTACACTCTCTACAGTAACAGTATCATTTACATCATAGAATGAAGCTCCATTTGTGACCGAAGCTCCAGTAACCATTAATTGAACTGTGGCGGTTATTGCGACATCTGGATTCTGATTATCTACACCTGTGATTTCTGCATTCTTTACAAAAGTTCCGTTTATACTTTCAAGATTAAGTATGAGCTCAAATACTGTAGTCTCACCTTCTTGTAATTGCAGAACTGTTTCTACAGTTGCGGTAGCTGCAGAAGCATTAATGGTTGCATCTACTGTCTGAGTTATTACCTGACCAGATAAACTATTTGGATTTCCATTTGTAGCAACGACACGAACAACAGTATTACTAGTCCATTCTCCAGCAGAAATTTTGAGAAGGTTTTCCCTTGGATAGAATATCTCAGGAGTTTCATCGAACAACAATCTAAAGAACAGTTCATGACCTTTTCTGGTTCCCTTTGCACGATAAAGGTCTCGTATGTTCTTTACAAGGTTTCTTTTGGAAACACCAGAAGCTAATGTGTTTGGTATGGCGGTAAGGTATGCATCACGAAACTGGTCAAGAAAATCAGTTATGGTTTTGTCAATATTTGCATATTCAAGAAGTTGTTGAATAGTCTGAACTGGATTACCTTGATACTTGGAAATGGTTCCACGAGCACCAGATGATGAACCAACTACAACCTCACCAACCCTCAGAAATCTATTCTGTTCAATATAGAGAATTGAGTTGTTATTGTCTTCAGCGAGAATCGTTGAGACTGCACCAGAAGTTTGACCTGTTACAGTCTCACCCTTTTCAAATGCACCATACTCAGAATCTTCTGTATAGATTTTTGTTCCGTCTTCAAGGAGAACAAAGTTTTCAGTAAGGAGATTTTCTAGAAGAATGTTATCTTGAGCTTGAACATTCGTAAGAGTCAACTTTGCAGTTTCCAAAAACTGATAATACAGTTTCAGAAACTCAACAAATACAGGATGGTCTGTACGAACAAACTCTGGAAATTTATCCTCTATGAAAGAGGATATTTTGTTATCTAGAAAAGTGTTTGGCATATTACGATGTCTGGTAAACGCTTCCTACACTTGCAGTTGAAGCATTTGTGGTATAACCTACACCAGCACTTGTTGTACCCTGTGCATAAGTGTCAACCTCAGCTGTAGTTGAACTACCAACAATATCAATTTCTATGATTTGATTTCTGACAGGGATAACATCGTTTGAATCTGGTTTAACTGTTATGTCAAGAGTACCATCTGTATTCTCTACCGCCGTAATATTGAATGAAGTCAAGACAATTTCACCTGTGACATAATTTATTGTCCCTGCATTTGCATTGGTGATAGTCTTAGTCGTTCCACCTAATAGATAGAATGTTCTGATATTTCCTGCACCATCATCATCAACATACTGTTCATTTGTTTCACCAGAAAGAAAAAATCCAGAGGATTCTACGACTGTCTGAGAATGATTTGCAGTTGGATGATAAGCTGCGTTATTGAAAGATATTGTATACTTTGTAGCTGCATTCAGAGTTGGAGTGATTACCCTCTTCAACTTTACAGTTGACGTACTTGACAGAATAGAATTATCAGTATTGTCAAGGTCTCTTAGAAGATTTGAATGACGAAATACACTATCAAATTTTTGAAGATTGTTTGTATTAAAGTTGCTTATCGTAGTCTCTGCCAACGCCTTTATGTCAGAAGTTGTTTTCTCTGTGAGAGTTGGATTGTATTTCACTGTAGTTCCTAATACTAGAAAGAGAGTTTCTGGGTCTACAATAACAGGAGCTATGGATGCAACATTATATTGTTGTAGATTGGTAATGATAGAATTCTTTGTGGTTGTAGTCAGTGAACTTCCACTATTTGGTTTGATTGAAATATAGACTTGTCCATAAACCGCTGGTTCATTGTCCTCACCACCCCATACCTGAATTGATTTGATATTGGAGTATACTGTAGGAACAATAGCTTTATAATCATCTGGAGTTACTGCACGACCTTGAGCTGCATATTTCAAAGGTGCATTGAATTTAATTGAGTCAACTGTTTCTGCAACACCACCTCCAGAGGCATTTGCAGTTGAAAGAACCGAAACATTTGAGTATCCACCTACAGTTGCAGTTGCAGTGAAAGCACTAGCTCCATCTGCCTCATCTCCGTTTGTCACAACATAATCAAGAAGAATAATATTACCATTACTTGGTTTTTTACCAGTAACATCATCAAGAAGAATAATATTACCATTACTTGGTTTTTTACCAGTAACATCATCACCAAAATAGACTTCAAACCTACTATCCTCAACCTCTTGAATGAAATACTTTGTAGATGTAGGAGTCAAGGTGGTGTAGTCTGTATTCAGAGTGTACGTTGTAGTTGTAGTGTCTGTAGACGAATTCTGTACTCTGACAACCAAAGTATTTGTATCCACATTAGCGGCAGGAATCAAAAACCTCTGTTCAAGATTGGATGAGTCAACTGTGTATTGAAAGTTTACTCTAGTCCCTTCATATATTGGTATATTATCGAACTGAAAGATACCTGTGTCAGATGTTGCAGTGTGGTCTGAAATCGTAACAAAATTATATGTTGTGTCATTCACTGATGTACTGAAGGTTGTTCCTGCATCCATCACCAGTGTAGTCTGGGATGTTGGAACATTTGAAACTGTTACACTTACGATTGCATTTGATGCTCTTGGTGAAGATGGTACATACCCTAAGGCCTTTGCATGAGAAACTGCACTTGCTCTGGTAAGTGAAGTATCCAAAAACATCTCGTTTGCAAGCATATTTGCATGAAATGCCAGATAATGAGTATTGTATGCCAGAAGGTCCATAAGGACTGACATACCAGACCCCTCAAAATTGTAATCTGAAAATTCTGATTGTTGAGAAAGGAAGGTTTTAAAATTAGATTTTACTGTATCGAAATCTAAATCCGTTATCTCTAATTTTCCTTCTGAATTGATAGCCATATTATCTCACTGTTTCTAGTATTGTTTGAAACTCGATGAGTTCTGCTGGTAGATTCTCTACGTAAAAGTATACACGGACATCATACCGATTTGAATCTGGTACAGGAAAACATTCTACAGTCTCAACTCGAGCTCTAGGCTCAAAGTTGGATATCATTTCCTCTATAGTTCTGGAAAGTTGATTCCCTGTGATTGGACCAAAGTTTTCAAAGAGTAAGGCGGGGATGTTAGAACCAATCTCTGGATGGAAAGGTCTATCGTAGTGATTTGTCAGTAGTAAATTACGAATAGACCTCTTGACAGCATTGACATCCGTAACAGTAGCTACATCTCCTGTTACTGGATTTCGAGTAAAGTTCAAGTTCAAATCTTTATAGACTCGACTTGACCTTTTTTCATTTTGTGAAGATGCATCGTAGTTTGGCATAGTATTCCCCTATGTTATTATTTATAGGGGAACTAGACCTTATTCTGGTTTCTTACCATGCAGATCGGATGTTTCCTTATGCTCGGGGTCATCCTTCTCCTTGAACCAATAATCAGTTGTCTTGGTCAGGACGGCCACATAAGTTCCGATCAGAATGTTAATCAGATCTCGATACGTGTCTTGTACTTGTTGAAAGAATAAAACGTAGACTAGAATAAAGAAGATTGCAAAAACTACACCACTGATAATGAATCTTGCAGTGAAGTTCCACTTCTTTCTTTTCTCAATAGATCCATGATGATCATGATCTCCGTTGCCGTTTTCTTCTACTTTCGCTTTTGCCATGTTATCTCCACCAGGCATTTTTAGTTCCATGTCACTCAATTCAAAAAAGGTTTAGGAGTAGACTTGTGGAGTTGGGACCATGATTCCCAATCATCCTTCTGTTCTTCTCTTTGCCTCATCATGTGTTTATGATGAACTTGAGCCATATTCTTTGCAAATATCTTTGCAATTTTTACCAAATCAATATCTGGTTGCTCTCTTTTATACTTATATGATTTTAGTTCTTCTTCTGTATCCACCCATGTCCCTCTCCAATATGACATCTGGTTAGGTGGATTTTCCCATTCCAATATGAGAAACCCAAAGTCATGTTCTTCGTTTCTCACTGGAAAGAATACATGATAACATCCCATAGATTGTAGATATGGGAACTCTGGTTTTTTATAGAATATGTGACGAAGCTGGATTTCAAATCCAGTTCTCAATTCGTCTTTTGTTCTTTGGTCCATTAATTGATTTTGAACACCCTATTCACAACTCTGATTTTTTCTTGTTCATGGTCATGAATAAAAGCTTCCTTAATGGGACCATCAATATTCTTGTCCCAATAATCTAAGAACTCTTCAATCCTTGGATAGTCAGGTTGTTGGTCTCTGGTTTGCCATATAAACTCGTTGACCAAGTTCAAATAATCTGGCATATAGTACACCACTTGCACGGATGCAGTTGTCCATTTCTTTAGAATATACGTCATTTCTTTCCTCCTTGATTTCTAACTCAGACTCAGCTTCTTGTATCTCTTTTAGGGACAACATTATTTTCCTTGACCTCTATATTTTTTCCAGTTTCTTCTTTTGTTCTTGTTCAATGGGCGACTCCTGCGACTCTTTCCAATACTGGTCCGTTTTGGAGTCGATTTTATTTTCTTTACTTCTACTTTTGCTTTAGCCATTTGCACCACCTCCAACTGTATTTCCTCCACCCATGATTGTACAACCACAAGTCAATGTATCACCGATTCTAGCTACTGGTTGAAAGTCTCCATTGACTGTCAAAACTTTTACAGTAGGTGAACCTTTATTAATTTCTGGTGGTGGTGTTGGTGCATCATTTGGTGATGGAGATGGTGGATGTGCAGTGTCCTTTGAACCCATGCATAATATTTTTTTACCTTCAATAAAGGCATCTTTTGCTATCGAACCACCTACTGGAAACGGATGTGGTGGAAAAGAACCATGTCCCGATAACATATCACCCTCTCTTGCCATTGCTCCTGCCATTAGTAATTCCTTTCATTTAATTCTGGGACTTTGGATAAAGACCCATACGCATTTTCATAGGCCGTCATGTATACATCCTTGTCATTAGTAAAGTTATTTATAATTCCTATTTCAAAGTCCAAAGTTTCCGTAGAATCTCCTTCTCCCCCTACAGAAAATATCAAACCAAAAGTAAGAGTAAAAGTAACAATAAACATTTTTTCAGGATGTTCCTTGCAAAAGCCTGGACTTCTTAGTTGACCATAATCTCCACCATTAAAATGTGGAATGCTTGATGATGGGTCATTCCAAGGAGATACCCATGTATTTAATTCAACAGCGTGTCCTGTTATTTTAGCTTCAGTAGTTGTACTACCAACAGTGCCTCCAACTGTATGTGCATCACCTTCTTCCACCACTAAATCAACATCTGGAAAAATTCTATAAGTTCCAGAACTAGTTTTTGCATCTGGAATTGATATTGAATGAGATAAATTTTCTACTTTACCTGTATAAGATGGAGTCCATGAAGATTGAATTTGTATATTGGATAATGATATAAAAGGGACGGCTGGTATCTCGTTTCCATCTTTAACTGTTCCTGCCACTGGACCAGATTGAGGTGGAACTACCTGTGTATTTGTTGTATCAATTCCTTTAAAAAATGCATCAGATGTTTTAAATTGTTCAGAAGTTGCACTTCCAATATTTTCCATAACTCCAGCTGTTTTAGTGGTTCCTACACTAGACAGTCTAGAACCAGAAGTAGGAACTGTACTTAATGAATGTGCAGTAGATTCATATTCTTTACGAGATACAGTGGACATTAGTTGAAACTGATTGTAGAACCACCGACTGTCATAGCTGCAGAAGACTTGATTTGAGCGGCACCAGTGATATTTGTGGTGAGTGTGGCAGAAAATGTCTCTGTAACATCCCCTGTAATTTCTAAAGTAAGTGCATCCGAATATGTTTGAGTAACTGCACCAGTAATTGTCTCTGTGAGTGTGTCTTGATAAGTGTGAGTGATTGCACCCTTTATGTCTACAGTCTTGGTCCCTGTAGCAATCTTCTCCATGACATTACCACCTGTACAATGTACATCCATATTACCATCGACTGTGAGAGAATAGTTACCCTTGATGTAAGTGTCAGAATTGCCTCCGATAATAGTAGTCATGTTTACAGTATCGGGAGTCTTGAGAATGATATTTCCCAAAGGGTCTATCTCAAGGAATGTTCCTGTTTTGTGATATACATGAATACGTTCATTGTCCTTTGTGTCATCAATCTCAACATAATGTCCAGACTCAGTTTCGATTACATGATTGAAAGGATACAGAGAACTGGCTTGAGTTGATACGGCTTGTTGAATCTCTGTACCAGAAGCATTCGACCATTTTGTGTGAACGGCTTCATCAACCTCTAATCCACCCTTTACTGTGAATGATGGATGATGGGATTCACCCTCACCTGGCGTTTTTGCCCATGTTACAGCTTGTTGTGCAATGACATTGGTATCTGTTTTATCAATATAGAGTTGAGTTGGATATGTTACTTCTTGGTTTCCCTTGGGTTTTGTGTCTACTCCTTGGTCCTTGAAACCACCACCAAGAGATTGTCCACCGACTGTTGAAGATGATGCGACTGTGAAGTTTGTTGTTTCTTTTGTGTTCCTTCCAGGCAAGGCACCCATGATAACAGGTTCTTGTTTTGCTGGGTCTCTGAAAAAACCAACAACCCATGTACCTTCAATGAGAAAGTGGGGGGAAAGGCCTATTCCAGAGTTTGCACCAGCTGTAACTGGCATCATAACTGAAGCCCATGGAAGAGCTGCCGTAGGTATCTCATCTAGACTATCACTATGATAACCTACGCATCTAACTCTGACTCTTCCTGCCTTTTGTGGGTCATTTCGGTCTTCAACGACTCCCACAAACCAATGGAAACCATCTCGACCCATGAAATAAGAAGTATTATCTAACATATAGATATTTATCGTGGCGAGTAGGCCTAAAAAAAGGGGAACCCAAAAAGGATTCCCCCTAATTCAAAGGAATAAAAATGGAAACTTACTTCCGTGGTTAGTTTTACTTCACACTCACGGCTTGAGAAGAATTAATTAGGCAGAAATTGCCTCTTCTGCAATCTCTCTCATACTTGAACGATGATGTCGGTCAATGGTTTTTTCAAGAGTGTCTGCATAGTCTTCGTATTCATTTCCGTAAGACCTCAATCGTTCAACAGTCTTTCGTCCCTCACGAACAAAAGAACGGGCAAGGTCATGAAACCCCATCCAAGTTGACTCATATCGAGCGTCATATCCAAACCCAACTTCCTCACGACTCCAAGAAGAAACCAACCATCTTCCCTCTGTCCAAACATATCCAAACTCAAGGTGACTGTTCTCTCTCAGATATTCTTCAAACTCAGACATGGAATCAAACATCTCAACTTCTTCAGTGTGAGCTGACTTTTCCAGTGATTCATTCAGGTCTTCACTCAGACTTGAGTAGTATCCCCCGACTGAAACTGCCAGAGCTCTCTCGTCTGAATTGTAGTGTTCCAGAAGGGTCATTCCAACCCCTGTCTCATATCCATCGTAGTGGACATAGGA